TTATTAGACCTCCTCTTTCAAGACTTGATTAAGATGCTTCCGCTATAACAAATAAAACATCCCATAACAATAAACAGTAAAGACATAACAGACTGAAAACTTGCAACAGTTGGGTCTACTGAAAATAAATGATTAAAAAATCCCAATACATCTAATGAATAAAGATCATCCTTTAATGGCAAAGATGCCAAATCTAAAAGTACCCAACCACTTGTGAATACAAACATTCCTAGTAAAAATATAAATAAACCTAACGCTTTCATTTCCTTCTCCTAATTAAGCTGAGGGGGTTATTCCCCCCAACCCACACATGAGCCGTTCCAACAACACGCAAACATTTTTCTTCTCGGCTCATTATGTCTTTGAATTTTCAATTAGTTTTTCCAAGTACCACTTTGCTTTCATTAAATCTTGTATGGGATTCTCTTTGTGTTTCTTTTTGTGTCTAAGAATATATTTAACGATGTTCCCTTCGCACCAACCGAGATCATTAGAAAGTATAAAATCAGTGACCTCTATTCCTTTCTTATAGTAAGAAGGGCTAATCTTCTCAGCTTCTTCCCACTCTTGTTTTCTCCGTATCTTAGTCATGGCAGTCTTATACTGGTGTTCTCACTGTTGGCAACTCTGCTTTCTAGTTGCTCTACATACATTTCTAGTTCTGCAATTCTTCCTGAAATCATCTCGTCTATTTCATCTTCAAAGTTATTGATCTTTGATAACAAGCTGTCTTTCTCCATTTCTGTTAATGGTTCTGCTTGTATCATCTGTTTTACGTTTCCTAGTATTTGCTTGTATCCTTCGTAATTAATCATGGGTTCTCCCGTTCTTGCTTGGTTTATAAAATATTATCTTTTTTAGACTGGTTAATTATTTTCTGTACTTTAGATAATGTATTTTGTGGAAAATTTGTTTTGCCATATCTTCTGTGTATGGCTTCTGACCTGAATGGATTCTTTCATCATCTGACATCAGCTTCCATTGTGCATAGTTATAGTCGTAAGACTTTTCTTCATCGTATTCAAAAACTTCTAATGGTGTCATTTTTACCCCTCATTGTTTGTGTATGTGGTTTCGCTTTTAAGACTTAAACCACAAAAGAGTCTTCATCATTTAGGGATGATTTAAAAAGGTATATCATCATCATTGAAATCAGGTACAGGCTCAGGCTCAGGTACAGGCTCAGGTTTTTTCTGCTCTTGAGGTAAATCAAGTCTTGCGTACTTATACTCATTGCCATTCTTAGAGACTCTATTCCATAGAGCCACCCTCATTTCAACGCTGTCAGCCTTATCTTCTCTTAGTCGCTCCACCAAGGCTTTCAATAATTCCTTTGTGAGAGTGACCTTTCCAGTCCAATCAGGCTGTTTGTCGTTTGCTTTATAGTTGTTTGTGTAAATCTGTCCATCAGATTGTAGTCTTTCTTCATATGCCATTGTTATTCCTCCGTTTGGCTAATGGTTTTTTCAGGTAATGTATCTGCATATTTGCTGATAGCATCGTTTAATTTATCCCTACGCTCAGGGAAAAATATCTTTAGGTCAGAGAAGCCTTTTGCATTTGCTTTCATAAAAGATCGCAGTTCCTCTTTTGACTGATTCAAACCCATTGTTTTCTCAGTTGCCTCTATGAAAGTATCAGCCCATTCTTCGGTCTTGGTGTCATCTTCCTTTGGTTCAGGCTTTGATACTTCTTTGGGTTCTTCTTTCTTTGGTTGCTTCTTTGCTTTAGGCTGTTCATCTTTCTCCTCATCGGGAAGGTGATCTTCAAACTGTGTAAATACGCACATGCCTAAACCAAACATAGCTAAGTTTTTAACAAGGCATCTCATTCTATTATCGTTTACTTGCCTAGCATTCGGATTGACTACAGCATTATTTTTATAGTCCATTATTGGAAGTATCATGCTTCTAACGTGGCTATCTATCTTTATCTGTGTCGCTACCTCAGAAGTTCCATCGGGTAAAGTCCTATATGGAACACCCTCAAAATCAACAAAGGTGTAAGTTGCTTGAGGATACTCGCTCATCAACAACATCCATGCTCTGCTCCAAGAGAGGTAAGTGAGGCTCATCTTCTGCTCTGTATGTTTGGAAACATCTAAATTGTAAAGTGTCTCCCATATATCTTTGAATTTTATTTCATCCATTTGTTTTCTCCATGTTTTTTACTTTGTTTATAAAATCTACTTGCTCATTCTTTATGTCTAACGGGTTGCCCTCATTGAGTTCCTTTGCATGACCTTCGTAATATCTATCCTCTGCCTCACCCAAACTATCAGCCTCTACTTCATAAGCATATTCGCATGTTGCATATGTTCTAACGATAAACTTCACCCTTCTTCCTCCTTATATTGATTACAAAACTGTGAAACACCGCAATAGCTTTCACACCTAGTTGAAACACCTTTAGCAATTTCAACACTTAAACCTTTGGTATCCTTTTGTTTTTCTAGATACTCGTCTGCTTCTTCCTGTGAGTGCAACACCCTTACTGCTGACTTCCTTCCTTTCTTCATAACCCTGTATGTGTCACCCTTCTTCCATCTCTCAGCATCAGAGCATGGAGGTAAGATTTTATTGATTAAGAATTCTGCTTCAGACTTCTGATGTAAGTCCACCCTCTCCTCAATAAAGGCTTCTTGCTTGTCTTTATCCCAAAGAGGTATAGGTATAACTGAGACTGGTGATATTGGATAGTTGCCACCGCTTCTTTGATATTGAAACTTGCTCCAGTCTCTAGCAATAGCAATCACATTTAATCCTTTAACATGAACACCACGCTCCATTCTATTGAGCCAAGCATAACAGTTGAGTTGTTGCTCCCATTCGGGCTTGCCATCTGTAAGTGCCGAAACAATGCTCCATGCGGAAGTAACCTTATAGTCTTTTAGAATGCCCTCTGAGACTGAAATGCTGTCTGTCTGACCGCTTATCTTCCACCCTTTGATACTGGCATACATCCTCTGCTCTGTAATCGTGTCCTCGTTGTCCTCATTGGCTCGCTCTAATATCGTGTGAACACTTTGACCTAGAAGTTTCCATATCTCGTCAGAGACATCTACTGTCATGTCTTCATAGTTCTTTTCTGTGAGTAATCTAATTTGAGGAGGTTGCAACAATCCAGTAACAGAAATAATAGAATTGCCACGAGTATAACTATCGTTATGAACAGCCCTGATTATTTCTTCGGGTACGTTATGCTGATTAGTGTACTTCATTTAATTCTCCATATGCCTATGCCATCCTCTAAAGCTCTGACTGTGAAATCCATCTTTGGGTTTTTGTATTTGAATCTAAGCACTGTGTTTCTAATTAGCTTTGCTTCTTTCTTTATTTGAACCTTTGCCACATTGATTTTTATGTGGTCATCTACTTTCATTTTATCCAAAGGCAAATCATATTTGAGTGGCTTACCCCTTCGTGGAGGTACAGGCACTTTCTTCTCAATCTCGTAATTCAATTTGTGACCTCTTTGATTATTATGACAAAGCTATGTTAAATCTATGTCTTGCAAATGTCAAACACTTGGTCTATTATTTTTGGATGGACAAAGACTTAGTGAAAATAGATAGCCTTATCATCAAACAAGCTGTGAGAGACATAGCAAGTAAGGATCAAGATAGGTCACTAGAGGCACTAACATATTTCAAGTCCAAAGACTTTGTTGTTTTATGCGAAAGAAATAAAATTGATAGCGATAAGATTAAAGACAGCGTAGATAACATTGTCCAATACCCAATAATTTCACGGAAGAAGATATCCAATGAGATAGCAAAACTCATTGATAAATCTTTTGTGGAGGGTGTTCTTAGTAAGTAGACACTTACTAAGTTTTTATAATAATAAGTATACACTTACTAGTAAGTATATACATACTAAGAGGATAACTATGTTAAGTCAACAGGAAAATTTTAGGTCGAGTATTGACCAAACAATCTATGCAGAAATCAACAGCAAGGGAACAGGGCAACACAAAATTTCATGCCCTAGTTGTCAGCACACACGCAAAAAAAATCGTAGGGATAAGCCACTCAGTGTTAGTGTTGATAGCGAGAAAATAATTTATTATTGTCATCATTGCGGAGTCGAGGGGCTAATACAAACGAAAGGAAATGTAATACAAATGAATCAAAAAACCAATGGCACGAAGCCAAAGAAACCAGTAAAAATTAAATCCAATGGCACATCTGATAAGGCGGTTCAGTGGTTGAATGATCGGGGCATAAGTATTGAAACGGCAGATCGAGCTGGAGCTGTGCTGCTAGAGAAAAATAATAAACCAGTCATAGGTTTTACCTTCCCTCTAGCCGATTCGACAGATAAGTATGAAGCAGTAAAGTACAGAAGTGCCAACGGAACGAAAGACTTTTGGTGGGAGAACAACGCTACTAAGTTATGGGGTAGACAGGTTCACAATGACAGCTTAGAAACGATTGCAGATACGATAGTAATAACAGAAGGCGAGATGGACTGTTTAGCTATTTTGGAAAGCTTTTCTGAGTATGCAAACATACAGGTTTACTCAGTTCCAAATGGTGCGCCTTCAAAGATTTCAGATTCCAAAGTTGATCCTTCAGAGGATGGTCGCTTCAAATACGTTTGGGAGGAGAGAGAGAAGTTTGAAAACGTGGGTCGAGTAATACTGGCTACCGATTCCGATACATCAGGTGATGTCCTAGCGGATGAGTTAAGCAGAAGACTAAACAAAGCTAGATGCTACAGAGTTGATTACAGAGGCAACAAAGATGCAAATGACTTGTTGCTCAACACAAACAAAGAAACTGTTAGGGATGCAATACTAAACGCACCACCTATACCCCTTCATGGACTCAATGATATTGAACACTACACAGATGAGTTCCAGTCTTTATATGAACAAGGAGTGCCGAGTGGAGTCAGCACAGGATTTCCTTCGGTTGATGAGTTGTTTACAGTTCAGACTGGTATGCTTTACGTTGTAAGTGGTCATGCTGGAGATGGTAAGTCAGCTTTCTTAGACCAGTTGATAGTTAATGTTGGAAAAAATTACGGATGGAAGACATGCTTTTGTTCTTTCGAGAAACCTCCTTCACTGCATTCGGTTCAGCTTGCGCAAATCCTCACAGGTAAACCCTTCTTCGAAGGACAAAACAAAAGGATGAATCAACAAGAAAAAGATTACTCTGAAAACTGGATCAGAGAACACATCCTCTTTCAAGATTACATGGATGGTGGAATGCCTACGATTGAGTCTATTCTTGAGAAGGCAAGTTCAGCAGTAATGAGAACGGGTTGTAGAATTCTAGTCATAGACCCCTTTAACTTTATTCACACTACTCATAAAGGACTAGAAACCGATATGGTCAGTGACATGCTCACAAAAGTTCAATTGTTCTGTAAACAGCATGACATTGTTTGCTTCTTTGTGGCACATCCAACGAAGCCTTTTCAAAAGGATGGAAAGAAAAACATCGTTACAGGAATAGATATCGCAAAGAGTTACGCTTGGTTTTCTAAAGCAGACATGGGTTTGACAATTTACAGAGGAGAGGATAGTGTTGAGGTTCATTGTTGGAAGGCTCGTTGGGGTTGG